AGGAGATCGAGTTCGACGATCTGCTGGCATGAGAGGTGATAACCAATGGAACTAGACATTAGCTTCGGTAAACACCGGGCGGACACGAACTGGAAGCCTGAATATCTAACCTGGGATGAGTTCGTCGATCGGCTAAAAAAGGTCAGACGAACGTCCGAGACGATGGCCCAGTATGACAAGATGCACAATATCGCGCGTGGCAAAGTCAAAGACGGCCCGGCGTTCGTCGGTGGACTTGTTCGTGGTGGTCGACGTAAAAAAGAAAACGTTGATACTCGTAGTCTTATCACTTTAGACGTGGATCATGCTGACGATGGCTTTACGTTCGCTGCTGAGCTGGTGTTAGGGGGGACGGCTTACGTAATCTATTCCACGCATAGCTACAGGCCAGAGAATCCAAAATACCGCTTACTCGTGCCGGTTAATCGTGCTATGAACCCCGACGAATATGCAGCGGTTAGTCGTAAATTGGCAGAGCAAATCGGTATGGAGTATTTCGATAAAACAACGTTCGATGTTCACCGGCTCATGTATCTCCCGAGCTGCTCGAAAGATGCGGATCCCTTACTGGATGTTTACGATGGAGATCACTTAGATGTGGACGGTATACTCTCAGAATATGCCGACTGGCGGGATCCTCTCCAGTGGCCACGTCATACTGATGATAAGGCCCAACGGCAAACGTCTAAGCGCATGGAAGACCCTAAAACCAAGCTGGGAGTAGTAGGGGCCTTTTGCCGCTGCTACTCCATCAGTGAGGCTATTGATACCTTCCTACCAGACACGTATGATCCGGTAGACGATGGACTTACACGGTATACTCACGTTGGCTCCAGTAGCTTCGGCGGATTGGTCGTGTATGACGAGGACACATTCGCCTACTCCCATCATGAGAGCGATCCATGTAGTGGCAGAGAGGTCAATGCCTTTGACCTAGTCCGGCTGCACAAGTTCGGGAAACTGGATGATCGGGCGAGTGAGAAGACCAACATCGATAAGTTGCCAAGCCATACCGCGATGGTCGCATTTGCCACACAAGACGGAAAAGTAAAACGTGAACGTTTATCTGAGTTATCTGAAGACTTTGCAGGAACTGAATCTGAGCCTGATGGCGAAAAGGAACCCGACGCTGACTGGATAGACCAATTAAAAATGAATGAGAGAAATGGGTTCCCTTTGTCCTCAGCCAAGAATGCGGAGGTCATCCTAAGCAATGGACCGTTCAAGGGTGTTCTAGCTTATGACGCATTCGGTAATACAGAGGTTATCAGGAAACCCTTGCCTTGGAGGATCCGAGAGAGACCTTTTGAAGATTATGAACCGTGGCTTGGGGCGGATGATAGACGGCTAGAGCACTGGTTCGGTAAGACTTACGAGATCAAATCAGGAACGACCATTAAGAATGCCTTTACGGAGGTGGCACACGTTAACAAGTTTCACCCAATCATCGAATACCTTGAATCCCAAGAGTGGGACAGATCCCCACGCATCGATCGCCTTTTCATAGATTACTTAGGAGCAGAAGACTCTAATTATGTAAAGGAAGTAACACGGAAGATGTTCATCGCGGCGGTCAAAAGACTTTATGAACCGGGATGCAAATTTGACTATATGCTGGTTTTGGTAGGTCCCCAAGGAGCCGGTAAAAGCACGATCATTCAGATGTTAGCAAGGCGCTGGTTTAGTGATTCTCTTAAAAAGTTTGACACCAAAGAAGCAGGAGAGCATCTCCAGTCGGCATGGATCTTCGAGTTCGGGGAGTTAGCCGGTATGAATAAGACCGAAGTCGATGAGATCAAACAGTTCATCACGAAACGTAGTGATAAGTACAGGGTTGCTTACGATCGAGTCATTACAGATTTTCCACGCAAATGCGTGTTTTTCGGTACTACCAACAATATGGATTTTTTAAAGGACCCAACAGGGAACCGCAGATTTTGGCCGGTTGTGGTAGAACCGGATGAACGAACTAAAAGTGTCTTTACTGATCTTTCTGAGTATGAAATCGGACAGATATGGGCGGAAGTTTTACAAGCATACTGGGATGGTGAGGTTCTTACGTTATCTCCAGAGGTTATTAACGATGCCGAACGTATACAAGGCCTTCACATGGAGGACGATCCGCGTGTTGGACTAATCCAAGAATGGCTAGAGTCTCCCATAGAAGATGAGTGGGGAGAGGAATCAGAAGAAAAACAACTCCGGAATCGCGTATGCGCTTCCCAGGTTTGGGCGGAATGCTTGCATAACAAAACAGGGTCAATGAGACCATGGGAGGCCAGAGAAATTTGCAATATCTTGCGGCGCATACCTGGTTGGAAAGAGCGAAAAGGAAGAGCACGTATACCGAGTTATGGACTGCAAACGGCCTTCGAAAGAGTGTAACAGATGATTATAAATTTACTGATACTTATCTGATACATCTGATACACAAAATGTAACAGAAATATCAGTAATGTATCAGATAAAATAACCTATCTGATACACCATAAACCAAGTAGCACCAAGGCATTGACTGGTATTGTATCAGATGTATCAGCAAATTACCCTATATAAGATAAAAGTAAAAGAGCATAGGAACATAGTAAAGGGTAATCCCTATGCGCCCCTATGCTAACGCACATTTATGCACATATACGCGTGCGCGAGATCATCTAAACAAATTATTCAAGAGGTGGGTTACTTGAGAGAATCAAAACTGGAGCACCGTTTGGTTAATGAGGTCAAACGGATCGGAGGAATAGCACCTAAATTCGTTTCACCAGGAAACCGTGGAGTGAATGATCGATTGGTAATTCTCCCGGGAGGACGAACGATATACGTCGAAATGAAAGCACCAGGTAAACCACTAGAGCCCCTACAGAAAAGATGGGCAAAGATCCTACGGAAACTTGGGCACCGAGTTTACAAGATCGACTCGGATGAAGACATCGACCAATTCATAATCGAGGTGAGCGAGTGAAGTATAACGCACATCAATACCAGGATTACGCCACCCAACGAATATTGGACACGCCTTATATAGCCCTCTTGCTAGAAATGGGTTTGGGCAAAACTGTGAGCACCTTGACCGCGATCGATCTACTGTTGAACGACTATTACGATGCGACTAGAGTCCTGGTCATCGCACCGCTGAGGGTAGCAGATGACACGTGGGCACGAGAGACCGAGAAATGGGACCATCTGCAGCACCTGCGGATCAGTAAAGTGTTAGGATCCGCAGTGGCACGAAGAAAAGCCCTAAAGGCTGATGCTGATATCTGGGTGATCAACAGAGAGAACGTCGAGTGGTTAGTGAGTGAGCTGGGTACTGCCTGGAACTTTGACACGGTCGTGATCGACGAGCTATCCAGTTTTAAGAATGGCCAGTCTAAGCGATTCCGAGCGTTGCGTCGAGTGCGGCCACTGATGAAACGGGTGATCGGATTAACCGGCACACCAGCACCCAATGGTCTAATGGACCTTTGGCCAGAGATATACCTACTTGACCAGGGGGATCGTTTAGGCAAGACAATCACGAGTTACCGGGATCATTATTTTACCCCTGGAGCCAGAAGCGGGCACGTGGTTTACGAGTGGAAGGAAAAGCAGGAGGCAGAGCAGCGGATCTACGATGCCATATCAGATATCGCGGTCAGCATGAAGTCCGAGGACTGGCTGGAGTTGCCTGAACGAATTGACCGCGTTGTCCCAATCAAACTATCCGAGCCAGCACGGGAGCTGTATAAAAAGCTGGAGAAAGATATGTTACTGCCATATATGGACGCGGACGTTGTTGCCCTTACCGCAGCAGTGCTGTCAAACAAACTTTTGCAGATGGCCTCCGGAGCAGTCTACGACGAGGAGCGAGGAGTCAAGCAGATCCATAACGCCAAGCTGGACGCACTGGAGGACATAATCGAGGCGGCAAACGGTAAGCCGGTCATGGTGTTTTACAACTTCAAGCACTCGTTATCCCGGATCCAAGAACGTTTCCCGAAAGCGCAGATCCTGCGAAAAGGCAAAGACGGGAGTCAAGATATCGCAGACTGGAACAACGATAAAATACCCTTGCTGCTACTGCACCCAAAGAGTGCCGGTCATGGCCTCAATCTCCAAGAGTCGAGTTGTCAGACGGTTGTCTGGTTTGATCAAATATGGAGCCTGGAAGAAGACCAGCAAGCGAATGCCAGAGTACACCGGCAAGGGCAGACGAGACGGATCGTGATCATGCGACTGGTAGCAGAGGGGACTATTGACGAGGACGCGGTGGAAGCCCTAGAGAGAAAAGCCGCTGGACAGGACGCCTTGATGTTCGCGGTAAAAGCCAGAATCGAGAAAGTGAGAGGTGACCAATCTTGAGAGTAATCGTTAATTATAAACTTATAAATACTGATCACCCAGTCTTTGAACCATCAAGAAAATACCCAGATGACGCGGGGGCAGATCTTCGAGCAAGGATCGATCAACCAATACTTCTACACTCAGAGAAAACTGTTAAAATCCCGACAGGCGTCGCCGTCGAGATACCCGAAGGTTTTGTTGGAGACGTAAGGCCTAGAAGCGGGGCAGCCGTCGACGGTAAGTTAACAATCTCTGGAACCATCGATGCGAACTACCGAGGCGAGATCCATCTAGTCGTTGTAAACGTGACCGATAAGACCGTAATAATCGAGCCCTATGAAAGACTGGCACAATTGGTAATTATTCCTTGCCTGACAGCTTGTTTCGCCAGAGTTGGAGAACTATCAGAGACAGATCGAGGCGTTGACGGTTTCGGTTCGACTGGGAGGTTTTGAGGATGAAATATCAGGAGTGTATCACCTGTAAATGTAATACCTGCCAAGACGAGTATTGCAAAAACGAATCGTGCAATGAGGGATGTCGTGAAAACAAAGCGAACCCCGTTTTGGTTGATTGCCACGGACATTGTCCATTGGAGGTGGAGGTACAAGATGAACGACGATAAATCCTGCCCTTGTTGCGGATTAACAGTAATACACACAGGCGGATGCGTTCAGTGTCCTGATCAAGCTTGTGGGTGGAGTCAGTGTGGATAAGGAGGTGAACTCCCAATGGGTAAAAAACTCGGTACAGTCAATATACATGAGATAGCCACAGCAGCTGCCGTCGAAGCGCTTAAGCTCCAGAAGAACGAGGAGCGGATGAGAGTACGTAAAAACAGATTTCATAACACCGAATTACTCTTAAAGAAATATCTGAACCTTATCGAACATTTTGAGCTTGCGCGGGATAAAGCTACAAAAGATGATCTGGAAACTTACAACTTCGAAGAAACAGACATGGAGGATGTCATCATCTATGCAGTAAGGCGTGGAAGAATACGAACCTTGATTATGGTCACGCAAGTGGAAGTGTCGTTGGCGGCGCTTAGGACAAGGATGGTAGATATGGGACAACCCGAAAAATATGCTGTCATCGAAAAACTCTACTTAGATCCCTTTAAAAGTTTAATGCCATGGAAGGAAAGAGTTCAGATTATAGCTGCGGAACTACATTGTAGCGAGGCATCAGTTTACCGGTGGAAAAATGATATGATTGAAGAGCTTAGTGTTATGGTTTTTGGTGTGGATGGCTTGCGGTTAGGGCTTTAGGGGGGGGGGTTGAAGGCACTTGACAACCATGATAATAAGTTGAGATTTACATTATAAATAAGCCATGTTATGATACTATTATCAAATTTTATCTAAAAGAAAGCGCTTCCCAATTCGGGCGTCCCCGGAAAGGTAGCGCTTTTTCTATGTCTAAAAGGAGGGGGAGCATGGCTAAGAAAAAACGGAAGAAAAAAACAGTGGCCAAACCTTCACCGATATCTACGAAGTACGAGGACTCAAATAAGTATAAAGCCTTCGACTATATGATGCGGGCAAATCGTGGCATCTGTGGCCCGATGTAATAAAACCTCCCGGAGGTGGTGACATGTAGTAATGGACTGGATTAAAATTCGGAACGAATACGAATCCTCCGAAATATCATTAAGTGATTTAGCTGTGAAGCACGGTTTAAAATACCCCACAATCAAAAGCAGAAAACAGCGCGAGAGTTGGAATAAAGATGCATCCAAGGTTGCATCCAAGGATGCATCCAAGAAGGGTTCAAAAAATAAAACAAAGACGCAGGATCCCAGATTAAAGATAGTTGTAAACAACAAAGAAATCGGATTTGACGAAAGCTTAGATTTAACTGAGAGGCAGCGTCTTTTTTGTTTGTATTACATCAAATCGTTTAATGGGACTATGTCAGCTACCAAAGCTGGATACGCTGCAGACAGCGCTCACGTCACAGCTAGTCAACTCCTAAGAAATCCTAAGGTTTCAACGGAAATCAAAAGGCTAAAAGGTCAGCTACAAGAAGGCGTTTTCGTTGATGCCATGGATGTACTCGATCGATACATCAAGATTGCTTTTGCGGATATGAACGATTTCATTGAGTTTGGCCAAGAGGAAGTCTCCGTGATGGGTATGTTTGGACCAGTTGAAATTGAGGATCCTGTAACCCATGAAAAGAAGCCACTCACAAAAATAGTTAACGTTCTCAAATTCAAAGAATCCTCGACACTTGACGGAGGTCTTATCTGCCAAATTAAACAGGGCAAAGACGGAGCCAGTATCAAATTAGAGGATCGGCAAAAGGCCTTGGATAAACTTGCTTTGTACTTTGATTTATTCCCGGATAAATTCCAGCGTCGAATTGAGGAAGAAAAACTAAAACTCGATAAGCTTAAGATTACCGGCGAGGGCCAGGGTAATGACCAGGAGGGTATTAAGAACTTTATTGAGGCTACCACGATGTCAGAGGCCGAGATAAAGGCAATGTTTGAGGGTGATAGTGATGAGGGCATTCAAGAAAAAGACTAAAGCCTTCGAGTTCAAGCCCTTTTCGCCAAAACAGAAGAAACTACTCTACTGGTGGGAAGATGGATCCCCGAATAAAGATAAAGACATTGTTATCGCCGATGGTGCTATTCGTTCCGGAAAAACAATTGCCATGATCTGTAGCTTCCTCCGTTGGTCCATGAAGAACTTTGAGGGAGAAAGCTTTATCCTTGCTGGAAAAAGTATCGGGGCTCTAAAGCGGAACGTTCTAAAACCTATGTTCCAAATACTTGGGGCTTGGGGGATCAAGTACGAGTATAATCGGTCAGAGCATTTCATTATCATCGGTACTAACACTTATTACTGCTTTGGAGCTAACAATGAAGCTTCGCAGGATGTTCTACAAGGGTTAACTGCTGCCGGTGCATTGGCTGATGAAGGCGCTTTGTTTCCGCAGTCTTTTACGGATCAGATGATTGGCCGTTGTTCCGTAGACGGAGCAAAAATATTTATAAACTGCAATCCGCGTGGTCCGTATCACTACATGAAGATCGAGTTCATCGATAAGCGCTGGGAGAAACAAATTTATTATCTCCATTTCATAATGGATGATAACCTTTCGCTCTCTGAAAAGGTTAAACAACGGTTCAGAAGGATGTTCTCCGGAGTATTCTTCAAACGTTACATTCTCGGCCTATGGGTGATGGCTGAGGGCATTATCTATGACATGTTTGATGAGGATAGACATAAGGTTCCCGCAACGGACCGTGCTTATACAGAGTATTACGTCAGTGGAGACTATGGTACCCAGAACCCGACGACCTTTGGTCTTTGGGGAAAATACTTAGGCAAATGGTATAAGGTCAAAGAGTATTATTATTCCGGAAAGGACAAAGGAAAGCAGAAGACAGACGAAGAGTACTATCAGGATCTTGAAAAGTTCATAGGCGATATCAAGATTAAAGCAGTGATAGTGGATCCGAGTGCTGCTTCGTTTATCGCCACGATTAAGAAGCATAGAAAATTCAGAGTCAAGAAAGCCAATAATGATGTACTGGAAGGCATCCGTAATGTGGCCACGGCACTAAGTAACGAGCTGATTAATTATAACGACTGCTGTTTAAATACTTTTCGTGAATTCTTCTCTTACGTATGGGATGTTAAAGCCGCAGAGCGCGGTGAAGATAAGCCTGCCAAACAGAACGACCATTGTCTAGATGCTGATCGATATTTTATAAATACGATATTGTTCCACAAGCCTGGAGTATCCTTTGAGTAGAAACGAGGTGAGAACGTGCCAATAACCGAAAATGAACGAATCGCTCAGATCATCGCGGCTGGAGCAAAGACGGCCATGGATATTGAACAGATCATTCTTCTAAATTTGAGTGAGTGGAAAAGTTCCCACAAACGAGCCGAAATGCTCAAAGGGGAACGGTATTACCGAAATAAGACCGATATCTTGGATCGTGAACGTACGGCCATTGGGGAAAGTGGTGCCAAAGAAACGGTTGGGAATTTGGCCAATAATAAATTGGTTAACGGTTTTTTCCGAAAGCTCGTGGATCAAAAGGTCGGTTACTTGCTATCAAAGCCACTAAGCATTCAGACAGATAACAAAGACTACCAGGAGCAGATGTCCTCTTTTTTTGGAAAATCCATGCTTAAAATGCTTCAGAACGTTGGGAAAGAATCCATCAAAAAAGGGATAGCCTGGTTGCATGTCTATTACAACGAAACTGGCCTATTGTCCTTCATGCGGATCCCATCGGAAGAGATCATCCCATTATGGCGCGATGCAGCCCACACAGATCTACAGGCAGTAATTCGTACTTACGAGGTGGAGACCTACGAGGGTACAAGACGAACAACCGTTACGAAAGTTGAGTGGTGGGATATTAACGGTGTAAAACGATATGTGCTGCAGGGCGGTCTTGTGCCTGATGTGGAAGTAGGAGATACGGGATCACATTTTGTGGTAGCCAAAGGGGACTTGGAATCCCCCAGCAACTGGGAGCGTGTTCCCTTCATCGCCTTTAAGTACAATGAAGAAGAACAATCTCTGTTAGCACTCATCAAATCCCTGGTCGATGATTACGATGCTAGGAAATCCGATAACTCCAATAACCTGGAGGATTTGCCAAATAGTATTTACGTGGTTAAGGATTTTGATGGGACTAAAGGGGCAGAATTCAGAAAGAATATCTCAACGTACAGAGTGGTGTTTACGACCGGTGAAGGCGACGTTGATACGATAAGCCTGGAAATTGATACGGAAGCGTATAAGAATCACCAGAACCAGAACCGAAAAGATATCTATGAGTTCGGTCGCGGCGTAGATTCCCAAAGTGACAAGTTGGGAAATAGCCCGAGTGGTATTGCCCTAAAGTTTATTTACGCGGACCTAGACATGGATGCCAATATCATTGAGACAGAATTCCAGTCTAGTTTAGAGCAATTAAGGTGGTTTATCGATGTCCATCTAGTCAATACGACTAGCAAAGACTATACAGAAGAGACGGTCGACTTTATTCTCAATAGAGATATCCTCATCAACGAGGCAGACGCGATCACCAATGCCAAGAACAGCGTTGGAGTGATCTCCGATGAGACCGTCATCTCGAATCATCCGTGGGTAACTGATGTCCAGGATGAGCTGGATCGCTTAAAGAAGCAGCAAGTAGAGGACAATCAGTTATCTCAGCAATATGGCAATCTTAATGGACCCTTGGGAGTAAAAGGCGCTCAGGGAGTCAAGGGACCCGGTGAAGCATAATGAAGTCCGCAGAGTATTGGCAAAAACGTTTTGAGCAGATCGCTCAGATTCAATTCGATAAGGCGGACTTAAATGTCACAGAACTTCTTAGGGAGTATGATCGTGCTACTCAAACCATAAAGCGCGATATAGCCATATTCTATCAGCGCTTTGCCGATAATAACGGTATTGTCGATTATGCTGAGACTCGAAAGCTACTCAATAGTAACCAGCTCAAAGAGTTCAAGATGACTGTTGAGGAGTTTATCGCCAAAGGCAAGGATAATGTCGATGGTCGGTGGACAAAGCAGCTGAACAATAGCTATTATCGCACCAGGATTAGTCGATTAGAGGCTTTGCAAATTCAGATAAGGCAACAGGCTGAAATGCTTGCGGGAAAGCGCCAGAAAGACGCTGAGAGCCTTTTAGGTGATGTGTATACAGATACCTACTACCGCACGTTATTTGAGCTTCAAGTTGGTACCGGCATTGGCGTGACGTTTGCTAAGATCGATGAACAAGGATTAAGTAAGGTGCTTGGTTCGGAGTTTGTCGGATCGAACTGGAGTAAACGGATCTGGGGTGATCGGGACAAACTGGCCTTAGAGCTACAAACAAAGCTCTCGCAATCCTTCATTCGAGGGGATAGCATCGATCGCATGTCGAAAGATTTATCTAAGCGCATGGGTGTTTCGCGTGAAAACGCTGACAGATTAATTCAGACAGAGACTGCGTTCTTTGTTGAGCAGGCTACGATGGAGGGTTATCGGCAAAGTGGCATGGTCAAACAATACGAGATACTGGCCACGCTAGATATGCGGACGTCCGAGATTTGCCGAGAAATGGATGGCAAGGTGTTTAAGACGTCTGAAATGATGGTCCACACGAATTGCCCACCCTTTCATGTTAATTGCCGGACGACGACTATGCCATACTTCGAGGATGAGATAGATCCCGGAAAACGAATTGCAAGAGATTCAAAGGACAACTCCTATTATGTACCGGCTGATATGACCTATAAAAAATGGATGGGGCAGTATGCTGGGTAAATTGTTGTTTCGCCGTTTCGGTACTGTCGGCGTAAAAGAACAGGACATCAACCGGACACGACCGGGTAAAAAGTGAAGATGAAAGGGCGGAAATATAAATGACCAAGGAGCAATTCATTGTGTTAGGGTTTACTGAAGAGCAAGCTGCAAAGGCTGCAACAGCTTCTCAGGAAGAGTTAAAAACCTACATCCCCAAAGCTAGATTTGATGAGATCAATGAGGGGAAGAAGCAGCTTGAAAAGGATCTGAAAGAACGGGATACTCAACTTAAAGATCTTGGTGAAAAAGCTAAAGGGAATGAGACACTGACCACGCAGATCGCAGACCTGCAGAAGGCCAACAAAGAAGCTACCGACAAGTACGAAACTGACATGAAGGTATTGAAACTTGACACAGCCTTAAAGTTAGCCCTATCCGGAAAAACGCACGATCCAGATATTGTGGCTAATTTGCTGGATAAGACCAAAATTGAACTGGACGACAATGGAAATGTTAAGACCGGCCTAGACGATCAGATTAAGTCTTTGAAAGAATCAAAGGCTTTTTTGTTTGTCGAAGAAAAGAAAGGCGATCAAGGATTTCAGTTCAAAGGCTTCAAGCCTGCTGACGGTAAAGACCCGGACGGGGCTAAAGGCGGCGAAGGTGATAAAGAAGGAGGCTTTGGCAAACGTCTGGCCGAAATGGCCGCAAAAAGCAATGAGGGGCTGGATAAAGCCCGACAATCCTATTTTGATTAAGGAGGATAAATAAAGATGAGTAAATTTGTTACAACCACCTATGGGAATAAAAAGGATATCCTAAAGTTCCCTGACCATTACGTAGCTTTGGCGGTAACCGTAGACGACACTGGTATCGTGGCAGTGGAGGGTAAAAAGATCGTCCCTGCAGGAACTATTGTGGGCAACGGGACCATTGCTGACCCAACTAAAATGGTAGCGAAAGCAATAACGACTCCAGGTACCCCGGATACATCGAATGCTGAGGGAGTCTTACTGAACGATGTTGATGTAACTAATGGGCCAGCACCTGGAGCGATGGTCATCCATGGATTTATCGATTTGGCTAAGTTACCAGAAGCCCCAGACGCTGCAGAAGTGGCAGCGCTCGGATTAATTGCCTTTATTGCTTAGGAAAAGAAGGGAGTGTAAATAGCGATGGCTACAATTTTTGATTTGGTGAATGCTAAGAATATAGCGACATATTATCTTGCTAACCCGTCCAACACCATTCCGTATTTGGGAGCAACCTTATTTCCCTCAAAGAAACAGATGGGGTTAGATCTATCATGGATCAAAGGATCCCGTGGGCTTCCCGTGTCCTTGCAGCCTTCAGCTTTTGATACTAAGGCTACACTTAGGGATCGTATCGGATTCGCTAAGGTTGACACTGAAATGCCGTTCTTTCGTGAGGCTATGCGTATCGGTGAGAAAGATCGGCAGGAACTAAACAAGTTAGCCGCATCTCAAAACGAAGCCGTAATCATGCCGCTGATCAATGCCATTTATGATGACGTAACAAATTTGGTCAATGGCGCTCAAGTTATCCCAGAACGGATGATCATGCAGTTGCTCTCTACCGGGAAAATAAGGATAACAGCCAATCGCCAAGACTACGACTATGATTACCAGCTGTCTTCCGGGCATACGGAAACACTTATTGCAGCAGAGGACAAATGGAGCAGCGTGGATGCAGACATCGTGGGTGATATCAAGACCTGGCAGGATAAAGTGGAAGACGATACCGGTGTACGTCCTACAAAGGGCATCTGTACCAGAAAGACCTGGAATTACGTTCTCCAGAATAAACCTGTCAGGCTCGACATGAATCCATTAGGTGGACAAAACATCATCATGACGGATGCTATGATGAAGCAATACATGCAAACTAAGCTGGGCATTAGTATTGCAGTGTACAACAAGAAGTTTGCTCTCCAGGACGGATCTACGCAGCTGTTCTATCCGGACGAGTACTTCACTCTGATTCCAGATGGAACACTGGGAAGCACCTATTATGGAACTACTCCCGAAGAGTCTGATCTCATGGCTGGGATCTCCAACGCGGAGGTATCCATTGTTAATACCGGCGTGGCTATTACAAGTATCAAAGAACCCCATCCAGTGAATGTCGAAACTATTGTTTCAGAGATTGTACTGCCAAGCTTTGAAACGATTGACACGATTTTCATCGCCAAGGTTAATTAGTCCGATGAGGGGGAGAGTGGATCTCCTCCTTGATTTTTTGATTTGTTGAAAGGATAGGTAACTGATATGGCCGATAAAAAAGATAATCCAAAATCTAAGTCTCCTTCCAAAGTTTTTGTGGTTTGGACCGTCAATGTTAAACACCATGGGAAGCGATATCAGGCCAGGGGGAAAACATCGGTTAGCTCAGAAGAAGCGGCAGAGTTGGTCGCAGCTAAAGTAGCCGAGCTGGTGGAATGATATGGTCAGTACAGATATATGGGCCGTTATTAAGCTTCGCCTTAGACTCGCTAATGACGATTTACAACCGCTGATTCTCTCTTATATCGAAGAACTTGAGCTCCGGATCCTCCATTATTGCGGAATTGGTACGGTACCGGATGGCCTCAAGTTTGTATGGGCGTCAATGGCCATCGATGCGGTTAGAATTGATCTCCCAAATGTGGGTGAAATAGCTGATACTGTAGGCGGTGCTGAGTCAGTAAAAATAGGCGATACGCAAGTATCACCCGCAAGGAGCAGTGGCGGGGATATCGCTAACACGTCAAAATCTGTCATTGATTCTGTTGTGCTTAACTACAAAGTTGATTTGAATCGATACCGAAAGCTGAGGTGGTAGTTGTGATCAACTACAATCGTCATCGCCGGGCCATCGAGAAACTCTATGAGGATACCTGCACGATCCGTCGTATGATGGACGTCACAAAGCCTTCAGGAGAAACTAAGCAAGAGGAAATGGACGTCTACACTGGTAAAGCCTGTAAGCTATCACAAAAAGCTTTGGCTAGTAACAATCAGACTGAGTCCACAAACGACATTGCTTATGAGTCTAAGCTCTCCATTGCTCCTGAGTTAGTGATTCTGCAGGGGGATACACTCGTGGTCACCCACTGCAGCAGAACCATTCTATTCACTGCAGGTGAACCTTTCGTTTATGGCAGCCATCAAGAGATCAGCCTACAAAGAAAAGGAAGAGCCTAATGGCAACATGGGGTAATTTTGATTTCCGAGAACTTAAGGATCTTGCAGGTAAATTTCAGAGAGCCCTGGACGAAAGAGTAATAGATCGATTTATTAGAGAGTTCTTGACAGAAATGGCGATGCGGTCACTTCGAAAAATTAAGAGGCGTACTCCGGTGGGCGTATATTCGGATGAGGTTAGCTTTACAACAGCATCAGGAAAGCTAGTTCATTTTAAGACATCAAGAAGAAGAGTAGGCGGTCACCTCAGGCGAACATGGCGAGTTGGGAATATTGAACGTCATGGTAATGCATATATCATTGAAATCATCAACAACACCGAGTATGCAGTTTACGTGGAATACGGGCATCGTACGGGTCGAGGTCTCACCAAATGGGTTGAAGGCCGTTTCATGATGACAATCTCTATGCAGGAAATAGAGCGGGAACTGCCAAGGTATCTTGAAAGGCGACAAAGTGATCTAATTAACCAAATTATGAATGGCCGTCCCTCTGGAGGTGGTAACCATTGATAACCGTCAACGGTGTTAGAGATGGGGTTATATCGGTAATTAAGCAGAGCTTCCCCGCGATAAAAGTCTACGGTGAAGAGATTAAGCAGGGCTTCCAGGAGCCTTGTTTTTTCGTTAAGGTCCTCTCTGTCGGGCATGAACGGGAGTTGAATCGTCGATACAGGCGGGACAATTCCTTTGACGTTCATTATTTCGACGAAACGAATGAGGCTCTTCATGCAATGGCTGAACAGCTTTACAGTAATTTAGAGTACATCCAATCCGAAGGAGGCACCTATAGGGGAAAAACGATGCACCACGAAATCATAGATAGTGTGCTTCATTTCTTCGTAGATTATGCCTTTCATGTCATGCGATCGGATCCCGAAAAACCTAAAATGCAGACGCTTGATCAGGAGGTGGAATTTAAGTAATGACTAGTAACAAAAACGAAACGACTAAATTCACGAAACAGCAGTTTCTTCAATCGGCTAAATTCGAGGGCAACCGGGATCTTTTGAATGCTCTCTTAAGCGACAACGAAACGTATACGTTGGAACAGGTTGACACGCTGCTGGATGAGTTTTTAAAGAAGGAGGCGCTATAGTATGGCGGGTGGAACATGGGTAGCACAAAACAAAGTGCGACCTGGCGTATATATCGATATTTACAGTCAAGCCAAACCCTTATCAACTGTCGGGGAGCGTGGAACCACGACAATGGCTTTGGCGTTATCCTGGGGGGCTCCTAAAACGATACACACGATTTATGCCGATAGTAATCTCTTTGATATGCTAGGGTATGACATCACGGCCCCGCAGCTATTGTTAGTCCGCGAGGCTCTAAAACGGGTTAAGACTCTATTGCTGTATCGGTTGAATGCGGGCACCAAAGCAACTGCGATTCTCGGATCTCTGACGGCTACAGCGAAGTATGGCGGCCTAAGAGGAAATGACATTAAAGTTATTGTCCAGGCGAACTTGGATGATAACACGAAATTTGATGTCAATACCACAGTCAGTAATGAGGAAGTAGATTCACAAACTGTTGCCGATATCGCAGGGCTAGTACCTAACATCTGGGTAGATTTCTCGGGTGTCGGATCCCTTGCTGCTAACCCTGGTGTAGTTTTGAGTGGTGGTGCCGATGGTAGTGGCACTAATCAAGATCATACAGATTACTTGGCCGTAGCTGAGTTGTATGATTTTAACACTATGGCCTTAGTATCAGCCGATGCTACTTTAAAATCCGTTTATGTATCATTCGCTAAGCGCTTGCGAGACGGCGAAGGACGGAAGATCCAACTGGTCGTAGAAAATTACCCAACGGCAGACTTCGAGGGCGTGATCAGCGTAAAGAACGGAGTAGCGCTAACAGATGGAACGACTCTTACGGCAGAACAAGCTACCGCATGGGTGGCGGCTGCTACTGCAGGAGCCGAGGCTAACCAGTCGCTAACCTACCAGGCTTATGATGATGCACTGGATGCCGTTCCACGTCATAGCGGTCCACAGATCATAGCAGCCCTTTTAAACGGTGAGTTCGTATTTGTCCACAATGGCGGAAAAGCTATTGTAGAGCAGGACATCAATACCTTCACGAGTTTCACCCCAACAAAAGGTAAGCAGTTTTCTAAGAACCGGCCAATTCGCGTTATGGATGGGCTTGCTAATGACTGGAAAGCAGTCTATGAGACGTATTATATTGGCAAGGTCGACAATGACGATGATGGTCGCAATTTATTCCGGAAAGATTGCATCAAGTTAGCCGAGAACTACCAAGGGATGGGAGCCATCCAGAACTTCGATGCTCAAACGGATATCGTGGTATCCCAGGGAGAGGATTCAGACGCCGTATACGTTGGGGCCTATATCCAGACTGTTGACTCGATCGAAAAAGTATACATGAAAGTGCAGGTGAGGTAGAATGTCCTTCTTAAAGGCCAGTGATACAATCTCCGGGCAGGAGGGCCGAGCCTACAGTACAATTAATGGCCAAGTCGAAGAGATGTTTTATGTCAAAAAACTCGAGGCGACGGTCGAAAAAAGCAAAGCTGAAAAAAAGACGCTCGGTAAACGAGGAACTCAGCGTAAGGCTACTGGGTGGAGTGGTAAGGGATCCATGACTATTTACTACACCACTACTTTGTTTAGGCAAATGATGCTTAAATACATTAAAAATGGCGTGGATACTTACTTTGATGTTCAGGTTGTTAATGAGGACCCAGGATCTACAATCGGCAGGCAGACTGTCGTACTCAAGGGAGTTAATCTTGACAAGGTGATCATGGCTACGCTAGACACTGAGTCTGATTCTTTGGAAGAAGATATTGACTTCACTTTTGAAGACGTGGATATCCTGGATAGCTTTAAAAAGCCGGTATTAGGATAAACGAAAGGAGCAAATAAGGTCGTGAGTGATTTACAAGCATTTTTTTCTCAGAATGTCGAAGCCAGTATTACCGAGGACTTTACTGTCAGTGAACGATTTAAGGACGCTGAGGGGAAAGCTATCCCCTGGAAACTGCGTACCGTAACCGAAGCTGAAAATGAAGAGATCCGTAAGTCTGCAACGAAAACAGTCAAGGGCAAAAATGGAATGAAGGTCCCAGAGACAAACGCTGCAGAGTATGTAGGGAAACTTGCCACATCTAGTGTGATCTTTCCGAATCTAAAAGATGCAGAGCTGCAAAAATCTTATAATGTTCTTGGGGCTGAAGCTCTTCTCAAAAAGATGCTCCTCTCAGGTGAGTATGCGGCATTGGTTCAGAAGGTAGAGGAACTGAACGGCTATGACCGTGATATCAATGAGGTCGTAGAAGAAATAAAAAACTAGTCAAGGAGGGTGATAGTGAGTGGAATTATGCTTACTATGCCCTCCATGAGCTTTACATTAAGCCTTGGGAATACGCTGATTACAATAGGGAACAAAAGGCGGCAATCGTAGCTTTAATTGATATTCGGGTTGAAGCTGAGAAAAAACAAAACGCAAAATTAATGAAAAAGTGATAAGTTTCCGTTTACACACGTATAATTTTCTTATATTATTCAGACAAAGATGTGTAAACGGAGGAGATGGAAACGGTATGAAGAAATCTTTATACAAACGATGGTGGTTTTGGGCCTTAGTTGCATGGTTTGTTTGGGGGAGCGTTGTAAGTAGAACTATGAATGGGCCCACAATAACCGAAAATAAGATGGCGCAAATGATGGGCAGTGTTGTTTTTCTTTTGATTATCGTAACTGCAATTTATGTATTATTTAATCCGCGTAAGAAGAAGGAAAACAAAAAAGAATTACGGGAAACGGGACCTGATATTTTAGCGAGGATTTCCGCACATCATGTAGAAGGGCTTCCTTTATCAGAAAAAACGTTTTGTGAATTAGTGATGACCCCAGATAAGTTAAGCATTACTGGAGGTGGAACCGCTTTCAGTATAATGATTCCGCAATTAAGAGCAGCAGAAATAAAAACTGATACTGAGGTTGCGAATATCGTTAATAGTAGTGCAGCGAAGGGTATTGCTGGTGGATTGCTCTTTGGACCAATCGGATTAGTTGTTGGGTCAAGAGCGATGAGTAAGGAGAAAAGGTCGTATACACATTATCTGATTTTAAACTATGTCAATTCTACTGGTGAGATTGCAGCGGTAATGTTTGAAGTGGATGACTCTGATGAATATCGTGCACAAGAGGTTGTAGACACGATGAAATCTTTAATTACAAAAAATCCAGTGGTAACAGTTCAATTATAGCAAATCGCTATTTAAGGCACTCTCGCATGGGTGCTTTTTATTATGCCCGAAAGTGGGTGTACTTGTATGTCAACTGTCAGCTCAACGTTAAGGCTATTTGATTCCATGACTAGCCCCCTGAGAAATATCACTCAGTCTATGAATCTTATGATTTCAGCAATGGACAGAATGCAGAGTTCAGCAAATCAAAACGTAAATATTGACCGAACTTTAGTCGCTGCAAGGCGTCAGTTAGCTTTGGCCGAGACAGAAATTACACAAGCCATTAATCAGTCCAATTCGGCTCAAGAACGATTCAACCGGACAAGCCAAAATGGAACCAGTAATCTAATTAGTCAGCTTAAGGGCTTAGGAGCGGCATATCTTTCTATTCAAGCAATTCAAAGGGGCATGGCAATCTCCGATGAGTATATATCTGCTCAAGCTAGACTAGGGTTGATCAATGACGGGAGACAGACCACGCCAGAACTTCAAAATAAGGTCTTTGATGCTGCATATAACTCTCGAGGCGATTATGGAACGATGGCCGCTAGTGTTGGAAAATTGGGTCTCCTAGCGGGTGATGCTTTCTCGAGTAACGATGAAACGATTAAGTTCACAGAGCTAATGCAGAAAGCGTTTAAAGTAAGCGGATCCTCTACCATGGAGCAGCAGGCTGGTATGTATCAGTTAACTCAGGCCATGGCTGCTGGGAAACTGCAGGGTGATGAGTTTAGGTCTATCATGGAAAATGCCCCAATGCTGGCAAGCGCTATCGCTGATTTCGCAGGTAAAACCAAAGGGGAATTAAAGAAGATGTCTGCGGATGGAACGATCACTGCAGACATCATTAAAGGTGCGTTGTTCAAAGCAGCCGATGATATTAATGAGAAGTTTAAGACTATGCCTATTACTTTCTCAGATGTCACAACGAGGTTGAAAAACGAAGCCATTCAAGCCTTTGCCCCGGTGATTGAAAATATAAATAAACTGCTCAATTCACCAGGGGGGACGGAATTTATCTCAAATCTGGTAACTGTAATCAATGGGGCTGCAATGGCTACAAATCAACTAATATCAGGCCTGATATGGATTGGAGATGCTGTCCAAAACAGCTGGGGAACTATCGGTCCCATCCTTTATATGATAACTGCAGCTTTAGCCTTATGGTCTATTAGTATGATACCTAAGTTATATACTCAGTTAAGCTTATTAGTTTATCCTATCTTAGCACAGGCTGCAGCGTGGGCCGTGGCTTATTGGCCCATTCTCCTAATCGGTGCTGCAATTGGATTTCTGATCTATGCGATGCTGAATTGGGGAAATACAACGGTCCAGGTGATAGGTTTTGTCGGAGGGATATTCGGTACCTTTTTTGCGTTTTTGTTTAATACCTTCGGCCTCTTTTGGAATATGCTCGCATCTGTTGCGGAGTTCCTTGTCAACGTATTTATTGATCCAGTTTACGCTGTTAAGAAACTTTTCTATGATATGTCCATAACTGTTCTCTCTTACCTAACCAACATAGCAAAAGGTATCGAGAATATTTTAAACAGCATTCCAGGGGTACATGTTAGCATTACCTCAGGAATGGAAAATATGCTTGGCGGTCTGGAGACGGCAAGGGCTAACCTTAAAAGTGATCAGGATGTTATCAGTATCCCCCGACTGGATCAGGTTGATTATAGTAATGCTTTCGATTTTGGGAGTAGAATTGGGAAAGCAGCCGGGAGCTGGGCAGTAGATAAAATGCAGGGCGCAGCCGGTTCACTTGGTAATATGTTTAATTCACTCAAACCTAACTTACCTGGGACGGGAATGGCGGATATACCTAATATCGGCAAAGTGGGCGAAGTCGGTAAGATCAAGGATACGGTAGATATCTCGAGTGAGGATCTAAAGGTGATGCGAGAATTGGCGGAAATAAAAAGCATCCAGAACTTTGTAACGTTGACACCGACAGTGAGCGTTGTTCATACGGGTGACATCAACAATGGGAATGATGTAGATACGGTCGTGGAACGAATAAAGACGATGCTCGAAGGGGAGATCGTATCTTCCGCTGAAGGAGTGTATGCCTGATGGGTTATGGAATATACCTGAGTTTCAATAACGAAACAGAAGTCATGCAGCTCCCAGTCAATCCACCTACGATCGACGTTTCCGAAAGTGGAAATAATAAGACCTTTGATATCTCAAAATTAGGAGAGGTCAATGTACTAAAAAATCTTAAGTTGACGGAAATAAATTTCGAAAGTGAATTTCCAGCTTCTTGGTATCCTTATGTCGTTGTGTCAAAATTACTTGAACCCATGCAGTATATCCAAATGATAAAAAAGTGGATGGAAACCAAAAAGCCTATTCGCTTTGTATTTGCGGGTTCAACAGTGGATATTAATATGCTCGTCAGTATCGAAAAGTTCAGCTGGAAAGAATCGAGTGGGGCTGTAGGGGACATCGAATATAAGCTCAGCCTTAAAAAATACGTGCCTTATAAAGCTAAGAAGGTCGTAGTGTCAACGATATTGGCAACTCAGCAGGTCGTTGTAATTGCCGATCCTCCCCCAAGGCCTGATACTCGTGAACAGCCTAAGACGTATACTCTAGTCGCAGGAGATAGCCTCTGGAAGGTCGCCCAGGTGTACCTTGGTAACGGAGCTCGATATCCAGAGATTCAAAAGCTCAATGGTATAGCAGATTCAGAGCTTCGAAGACTTCCTATCGGCCTGACAATAAAGATCCCGGGGTGATGCCGTTGTTAGAATTTCTATTAGATAATAAAAACGGTAATGTGTGGGATATTTCTGAGTTGGTTACTGGTGTGACGTGGAAAACGAGTCGGATCGGGAAAGCGGGAAGCCTGGATTTTTCACTTTTAAAGGATGTTGATCTCGCCATAAACACGGGGGACATCGTCCGGGTCCGATTAGATGACCAGAAAGTATTTTATGGATATGTATTTACTCCTGAGATAGGAAAAAATGAGGAGCTTAAGGTTACAGCTTACGATCAAATCCGATATCTTTTGGCTAATGATACGTACGTGTTTAGTAACGTAACAGCTACAGAGGTCCTTAGTCGAATTGCCGGTGACTTCAGTCTAAAGACTGGTACTCTCACAGACACTAAACACCGGATACCAACCATGGTAGAGGATAACCAGAAACTTCTGGATATGATCTGTAAGGCCTTGGACTACACGCTTATCGCTACGGGAAAGATTTACGTCCTATTCGATGATTTTGGGCAATTGGCAATTCGTGATGTGGAGAGCATGGTAATCGATACTGTTATAGGCGATGACAGCTTAATGTATGACTACAGCTATAAACGGTCAATCGATAGCGAAACATATAACCGAATTAAGCTTGCCCAGGATAACAAGGAGTCTGGACACAGGGACATCTATATCGCCCAGGATAGCGCTAATATTGCTAAATGGGGACGATTGCAGCTTTACCAAACGGTGGACAAGGCTATGGATAGCACTCAGATTAACGAGCTGCTTAATCAACTGCTTAAACTCAAAAACAGAGAATCTAAGAGCTTGAAGATCTCAGCCTTAGGCGATATTCGGGTGCGTGCTGGATGCTATATCCCGATTATAATCGAGGAGCTGGGTATCAACTTAAGATTCTTGGTTAATGAGTGTACGCATAAAGGGATCGGGGATCCCGACCATACCATGACATTAGAATTGAAGGTGATTTAGTGGCGAGCTTACTCGAAATGATCAAACAGGCGGGGATTGACGCGCAGAACGCGACAAATCCGACAGCGATTCTTTTTGGAAGTGTTACGAAGGTGAATCCTCTGGAGGTAAACGTGGATCAGCGCTTTACTCTTACAGAGGATTTTTTAGTACTCACAGAACGGATTGCACGCTATGAGGTAAGTCTTAAGCACGGTCACCAATACGAGGACGTCAGTGACGCTGGCTCAACTCAGAGAACAACGGATGAGCAATTAGTGCCAAACTTGATCGTTCGCCACGGTTTGATTGTCGGGGATAAGGTGATCCTTCTACGTGTGCAGGGCGGCCAGCAGTACGTGATCATGGATAAGGTGGTGGGAGTATGATCCCTGAAGGCGGTGTACTAGCTGATGTGACAGAGGGTATCAGAAAACAGCCTAGCCGTACGTACAGCCTTGACGACCTTCAGAATGGAGGCGCTGTAGGGCTTATAGATGATTTAGAAGCAACTAAACAGACTGTTTACAAAATCGTTATGACTAACCGGTATGAGTTCCCTATTTACAGCCCTAGCTATGGTGCCGAGCTTAGCGGCAGTATCGGAAAGAATCAAGCGCTTATGAAGTCAGAACTTAAGCGTCAAATTAGTGAAGCACTTTTATGGGATGATCGGATTACGGATGTTACGGATTTCGTTTTCGAAATAGACGGCGAGAGTGCGTTAGTTAAATTTAGCGTCGTATCCGAATACGGCAGTTTTCAACAGGAGGCGATTGTTCGTGAGTGAGGATTTAACGACATATGAAGTGATTCTTCGGCGCATGTTGAGTCGCGTTCCTGATGAGATGGATAAAAGAGAAGGAAGCATTATCTGGGATGCACTTGCTCCAGCAGCCTTGGAATTAGCGCAGCAATACGATGTGTTCCAAAACCTAATAAAGCAAGCTTTCATTAGTACTTCAACTGGCGAGTACCTAGATTTTGGTGCTGGGGATTTAGGACTTACCAGATCACTGGATGAGGATGATGAGTCTTTTAGGCCGCGAGCGCTTTACCTTAAGCGTAATCCGGAAAAAGGTGGAGCAGATACTGATTATGAACGCTGGGCCCTTTCAGTGGCGGGAGTGCAGTATGCGCGATCGATTGATAAAGCACGCGGACTTGGAACGGTGGATGTTATTGTTTCAGGACTTCCAGACACTCTGAATCAGTTAGTCATAGACGTCCAAACTCTCGTGGATAAAAAGAAACCTTCCGGTGTAGACGCTAAGGTTAAAAAAGTAACGTTAGTGACTAAGGAATTTACGATTAGTGTTGAAGGGCTTAGTCAAGAAGACGCTGCAACTGTGGCCTTGACGTATTTGAACGCGGTAGGCGTTGGGGGAACGGCAATCCTGTCCAAACTCGTGACTGCACTAATTCAAGCAGGCGCTTCGGATGCGGTAGTAACTGAACCGACGAGTAACGTTAGCCTGCCCCCAGATAGTATTCTTGATCCAGTGGTGGTGATCCCGTGATTGATTTAATGGGTTATCTCCCTCCTTATTACCAAGAGAGTAGCGTTATGAAGGAGATCCAGCGGGCCATAGAGCCGGAAATACCGGATGGGATCAACTATCTTTGGCAAGTCTTTTTCCTCTCTACGTGCCCAGAAGAGTATCTGTATCTCTGGCAAAATGAGCTAGAGGCAGAAACTAGAGACGACCTATTTGCGAAATTGCGTGCTACGGGTATATTCAACCGCGAGCTTGCCGAAAGCATGGGCCTTGATCTCCTTGAAACCTATCGTCTTTCACCTGAAGCGGGTTACACGCTTTCTGGTAACGATGCCGTGTTTCCCGATGGCATGTATTACGGGCCATTAATCACGGACGTGATCACAAAGCCGAAGGACATTGAGGTCACTCGACGACTGATTAAAGCAACTAGAGCCGCAGGGTTTCGGTATTGGTTATCTGTTAAGGCTGCAGAGTATGTCAGTCATGAGGCTAAACCGATAACGGGAGGACTTAACTTATACCCTGGCGTCATCCTCTCAAGCGCAGATGATATGCTCTCAGGCCCAGAGGTCCTGCGTAAGGTCGTGTTAACCCTCAACAGACAGACTAGATTAACCGTGGATGAATCAAAGGCTAGGACAGCGCCTGTAGTGGCTTACGATGGATTACTGCTTAAGTTCACAGAGTTCGGGGCATTGGAGATCTTGCAAAACGTCGACGATCTCTCGGTCGATGAACTTGACGTTGATGAAGAGTTGGATGCAACAGAGTTGTTCGCCCACATCTTCGAAACGGGACCGGTCAGTATGCCAGCAATCAATAAGCTTTGGAACGGTTATAGCTTTAAGGCGATCGTTCCGGAGTCTGTGTGTATTGAACAGAATCAAATAGGGATCTCAGTCGCCGTGCCCTCAGTTAGAAGCGAGTGGTCGCGAGCAGTTACTTTTTTAGAGCCTGGAGTGTCTTTCTTAGAAAACAATGTAAAGGCTCAGTATAGCAGCATTAAAGTGGAGGTGGGATAAAATGGCGAGTTACACTGCATCGGTTATAGGAATGCGAATCTGGCAAGCGGTTCAAGCGGTCTTGGCAGCAAATGCATGGGTGGGGATCGGCAAGAATTCGGTCTGGGGTGATGGTGATGCTCCACCACAGGTCGACTCGAGCACGACTGCGTTAGATGGTCTTGTGGCTCTAAAGAAAGCGGAAACGCTGACCTTGGTCGTTCCGGATCCGAATGGAACTATTGAACACTTAGGTCAAAAGTGGATGCCAGTCGTTGTTAGTGATGCCCGTGCCAAACAAGCGCGATGGGTATACGTAGCAGCGTGGTTGCGTTATGGCGAGGTGCCGATTGTAACCTATCGCCAGACCGGGGCGTACTTAGGGGTTATCCGCAATGTAGGCGTTGATGCTGGAAAACTGACGCTCCTACCTGCAGAAGTATCCGATCTCGGTTATCTCGGAGCGGTAAATAACCGTTCTCCTATTCCTCGAGCAGAAGACCAGAAAGAGCTCGTGGAGTTCATCATCGAATTTTAAGTGAGGTGAAAACGTGTGGGTAATTACCCTAACCGGTTCGACCCAACAAAAAAATGGTCAGAGTTATTAGCAACACCTGGGCGAAGGCTTCAGACCGCAGAAATGAATGAGATCCAATCTATGTCGAGGCATCGCGATAAGCGCTTGGGTGACGCAATATTTGGTTCAGGACACGTCCTTGACGGCTGCCAGCTTTATATCTCAGACGATAAAACGAGCGCTCGTATTACCTCGGGCTCGGTTTATGCGGATGGGATAATCCATGACATCCAGGAAACCACGCTCGCCATCACGGGAGTAGGTGAAGAGTCCATTGGCCTAAAGCTAGATGAAGAAGTGGTAACCTATGAACAGGATCCTACTCTGCTTGATCCAGCAGTGGGTTATGATAACTTCGGTTTACCCGGGATGGATCGTAAAGTAGTCAGCCCTCTCTGGGTAGTTAACGATGGCTCTGCAATCAAGATCATACGACTGAGCAACGGGCAACCTATTACCCAAATTGCTCCGCCTGAACTGGATGGTATTAGCCCGATCTTAGCTCGTAGAACCTACGATGAATCCGGTAATTACAAAGTAAGCGGTTTTGGAATGTGGGCCCGAGATTATGACGCGACTCGCATAGAGCACACGACAGAACCCGGCAAGGGCTATGTAATGGGTTTTGAGCGAGCGCTGATGTCATCCACAAAGACCCTCGTGGAGAAAGCCTTAGAAACGCGAACTGTCCTCAATGAGCCTAAAGTATTTGCGGCAGGGACGAACCTTTACAAGCTGAACAATAAGCCAGCGAAGCAGATCTCACGCTTAGTAGGTGTTGTCCAGATCACGCAGAACATCACCCGAGGGAATGTTTCTGGAGGCTTGGATCTTTTACCAAAAACACCTGTTGTCTCCATTGTTTCTGTCTCTCAAGGCGGAACAACCTACACGCAGGGTGTAGACTACCAGTTAACCAACAACAGTGTGGACTGGTCGCTTATAGGGGGCGAGCCAGCTATTGGTACCACGTTTAGTGTGACCTGGCGCTATAACAAGCAGATGGTGCTTGATACGGATTATACGCTTACGAGTACGGATGGAGAGTATTACGCAGACTTCTCGCCCGCTGGGGATAATCCTGTAGATGCGTCAACCTTCCAAATTGACTACGATTTCTACCTAGCACGTAAAGACCTGGTGGCCATGGATAAAGAAGGACTGATCACCATTATCCGGGGGCAAAGTGACCTTGAGCAATTCGTGGTACCCCCAAAAGTGTCAACGCGGGAAATGCTCCCCTTAGGAACTCTTACGCTGCCACCGAATAGTGGCCAAGCAATCGTTAACCCTTTCTCTATTGTGCGCTACTCGATGGAAGATATTCAGAAATTAGTCAGACGCATTGAGGACATTGAGTATAACCAGGCGGTTGAAGGCCTAGACAATGAAGCAATGCAAGGAGAATCTCCCACAGATCTCAAAGGGATCTTTACCGACAGTTTTGCTACTCTGAATAAAGCGGATACTACTTTCCCGGGGTTTACTCTTGGGTATGATTTAGAACGTAGCGAGATCACACTCAGCGCAGATGATACCCTTCACGAGCTGCAGCTGATTCCAGCATCAACTACTGCGGAAAGCTGGGAGAATGTATCCACGGGTAAGGTTCTAGCGCATGAGCTGATCATCAATCAAGACTTCGCAACAGAGAGTATGCTGGTCAATCCTTACGCGGTCTTCAATCGAATCACCTTGACGAACGTCAATCCGCGGGTGGATAACTGGATTGAACAAGGCACGGTCGTTGTCGAGGAGAAAGAGGTTGTGAGCACTACCCTTAGACGTTGGTGGTACCACCAGGGGGCTGCGTGGGCGGAAGAAGAACGCCGAAGATTTGAGGAGCTTGGAGCTGGTGATATGCGAGGCTGGGATGCATATAGCAGCACCCAGCAGCAGGTTATTAGTGATAAGATCTTGGATGAAGCTATCACCTACATGAGGCAAAAAGAACTGATTATCACAGGCAATAACTATGAGCCGAGTGCAGATAACCTGATTGGGTATTTTGATGGCCAGCCTGTGGTTCTTCAACCACTTGAGACAACACTGGCAGGCACAACGGCTGGATCCGTTCGAGCTAATGCAGCAGGGAAGTTCAAGTGTAGCTTTATGATTCCTTCTGGTACCCGCACAGGCACGAGGCTCATTACCATTGCCAATGTGAATAACGAGGGCAGCTGCACGTATCAAGCGGAAGGTCGAAAGCAGATCACTGAGACAACGGTCCTAACGCGAGAAGTTCATATTCAACCGGTTGATCCATTAGCTCAGAGCTTTTCGGTGGCACAGAGCTGCCTAGTATCGAAAGTTGGTTTATTCTTCACCGCGAAGGATCTTAATGCTCCGGCGATCGTTCAGATCCGTAATATGGTCAATGGATTCCCCGGCAGGGATGTTTTGGCCCAACAGCTTGTGGAACCGTCGGATATCACAGCCTCCTCCAAAGCCGATGTAGAGACGATCGTGTCCTTTCCAAAACCGTCGTTTTGCCGCGCCGAAGAGCAGTACTGTGTCGTGGTACTCTCTCATAGCAACGTTCATGCCCTAGGGGTTGCTGAGCTCGGTAAACAGGATCTTAAGACTAGCGCATGGGTAACCCGACAGCCCTATGTAGTCGGGGTGTTATTTAGCTCTTCGAATGCTTTAACCTGGACAGATCATCAAGCGAAGGACTTGAAATTTAAGCTTTATGCCTGCACTTTCCAGACCAGTAGCGTGTTAGATTTTGAGCCTTGGACGGTGCCAGAAGGGACACAGCTTGACCGTGTTCTGTTGGTCGTCGATGACTTCTTGCCGCAAGGGACGAACGCACTCTGGGAGATCTCCCTCAATGATGGAGCCTTCATGCCAACTAGCCCCTACGCTGAGAGAGAACTATCCTTCCTAGCGAATAAGGTCAAGGTTAGAGCCACCCTCAAAAGTAGTAAGTATCTATCTCCTGTAGTGAGCCTTGCGTCTCCGTACATCATCGGCTTTGAGAATGCCCTAGCAGCTAAATACGTAAGTCGTTTAGTGACACTGTCGCAAGAATACACTACAGTGAAACAGGTCCTCGATCTTGCGATTCCGTCCGGGTCTAATGCGGTCATTAAATTCAGTCCTGATGACGGAGCGACTTGGATCACCCCATCGTCAGTCACGACCGAACAGCTCGACCAGGTATTCACGAGGTATACGTTCTCGCATACACTGGAAGTTCCGGCCACTACTTTCCGAGCTCAGGTCGAACTTAGCGCGTCAAGTCAACTGGTTCGCCCTCGAGCGAAAAGGTTCTTAAATATCATCAAATAGGCAGGCCTTTGTGGCCTGTCTATTGTATTGAGAGGGGGGTGCCATACTTGCCCAATCGGCGGCGGTGTCCAAATAGTGGTGCGATGGTATTCGACCTAAGCGACGAAGAGAAGGCCCTCAAGAAAGCCCTAGAGGATGTGGCGAACGTGAAGCAGGAAAACGAGGATCTTCGTGAGCGGGTCGAACGACTAGAGGCTCTTTTGGTAAATAAGGAATATGGGTGGTGATGTAGTTGGAACGGATTGATCTGAACTTCCCAGGGGATAGCCTGTATGCCGGTGCATTAAAGATTAACGCTGCACTAGACGAGATCGAGGCAGAACTCGCCTTGAAAATCGAAGCGCAGAATCAATCTAACGGATCCGTAGTCATCCCCATAGGCGGAGGGTTTAAGTGCCGGTATAACGCTCTCGATAGTAGCGTGGATATAGAGTTCCCCGGTAACGGGATCCCGTATGAAAAGACTGACACAACGTTTCTCGGGAGTCTAACAGACGTCGAAGTAATTTAAAGGAGTGAGCTTATGGCAACGATTACACTGGGAGCCTTAAGAGATCTATGGAAAAACGTGTCCGACTGGGTGAAGGGTGTTGACACAACATCAAAGCCAAAGGTTTCCTCGATTGCAGTGGGGGATATCACAAACCTAGCTCCGGTGACAGGAGCTAAGACGATCACGGCAACAGCGGCTGAGGTATTTGCTGGTGGTTCAGCCAAGAGTGGCAGAAGTCTAATGCTAGTTAAGAATGAAGATCCTGTCCTTCGCTTTCGTGTTGGGCCTTCGGGTGTTAACCAACAGACTGGTTTCCCTATTGAGCCTGGAGCTACGGCGAAATTTAAGTTTGATCCAGGAGTTTCAGTCCCAATATACGTGATCAGCGAAGGTGCTAGTATTCAAGTATCAGTTAAGGAGGTATAACGTCATAACGAAAGGAGTGAAGAGATCGGATGGTTAGATCACGATCCCATGTACTATATGACCGATTCCAAGGCTATGCCTTACTCGTAGATATTAGTGGAGACCCAATTCTTGATGAACACGGTAATAAACAGATTACTGAACTTGAGATTGTCGAAGGAAGGCTCAGAGTTGACACGGGAGTTACGCCTGTCGGTGGGAAAATACCCGTTGTCACAGAAATAACGTCTGTGTCTGTAACGGATCTAGAGACAACAGTAGCAGCTCCGCTAACTGGTCTGAAGACTGTCATAGCCACAGCGGCAGAGATCTTCTCGGGGGCCTCTGCAAAAGCTAATCGCAGAATGCTGTATATTAAGAACACGGATCCAGTATTGCGTTGCAAGATAGGGGCCTCGGGGGTCAACCAACAAACCGGTACCTCGCTTGAGCCTGGTGCGGCGGTGAAGATTAAATTAGACCCAGGCATCTACGTTCCAATTTACGCTATTAGCGAGGGAGCAAGTATTAAAGTGGAGGTGTGGGAAGTATGACCCATGAATTTATTAATGATGGTGACACGACCATAATCAAAGTTGATTTTGCCGATGAAGGTGTCGAACTAACCGGTGAAACCTCAGTAAAGGGCGATGAATCTGCTGCGGTGGCTTACCTGCCAGTATTTGAGTCTGATTTGCGCCGGAACTTCGCAGAGAAGTTCCCAGTCCCTGAAATGCCAGTAGAAGATGGAGGTATGTTTTAATGCAATACATTAGCGGACCGTACACACAAGGACAGCTACTTAAGGATATCAATGAAATAGAGCTCGCTTTGACGGATCGATTTAAGTTGGGTGGAGTTATTACTGATGCGGCTGAACAACGGTCATGGCGCGAACGTGTGCAGGATGCGAGCTTTGCCCGGAATACTGTAATGTTCGATGACCAGGGTAACCCTTCCGTTATGGTGGCCTTCCTGCTGCAAACCTTGGCTGATCTAGGCATAGGCAGCTCTCAAAAAATGCACCCTGCTTTCGTCGTTAACAACGTAACAAAGCCTGTGCTCCATATCTCGAAATACCAAAATGTCGTTGTGGGTGCTGGAGCGGCCATGAGAGCACTAAGCCTCAAGCACATGGATCCTGGTAACAGTATCAATTGGGATAATGCGGCGTTGGCTTGCAAACAAAAAGGTACCGGTTGGCATCTCATGACGAATGCAGAATGGTCAGCGATTGCTCTATCGACAAAGAAACAAGGCTTTATGCCTCGAGGGAATAATAATTACACGGCAGACACAAATGTCAGCTCGGAGAAAGGTATTGGAAGCTATTTCGACGGGACTAAAATGGCGCGAGTATTAACCGGTTCAGGGCCAATCTCTTGGGCTCATGACGGTAGCCCTTTTGGGATATACGACCTTAATGGAAACGTTCACGAATGGGTTGGGGGCCTTCGCCTTAATAATGGGGAGATTCAGATTCTCGTTGACAATAATGCTGCTGATAACACTAAAGACCAATCTGCCGTAAGTGCTGAGTGGAAGGCTATTTTGCAAGACGGCTCCCTCGTCGCACCTGGGACGGCGGACACGTTGAAATTTGACTATACTGTCGCTCCCGCGGCGGGATCCACGAGCTTTGAAATATCTACTTCAATAGTAAATGCACAGGTGGATGATACCGCATATGGAAATAAAGCTTTTGAGACCTTAACAGCTCATGCAGGTGTCACTATACCTGATATTGCAAAAGCTTTAGGTTTGTTCCCTTTAGATTCAGCCCACGGTGGCGATTATATCTACTTCCGGAACAACGGTGAACGCCTCCCGATTCGTGGCGGCAGCTGGGGCAACGGTTCTGGCGCTGGCGTGTTCTACTTGAACTTGGGCAACCCTCGGTCGAACGTGAACACGAGCATCGGGTTTCGCTCCGCTTTCGTCCTCTGATATCTGACCCCCTGTAATCTGCCAGGCGCCCGATAGGGCGCCCTTTTCCTCGACTAGCGAGATGACATAAAAAGGAGACCCTGAAGCATTGGAAGATCTTAAAATTCTGCAAAAGACCTACGACATGATCCTCTACGGGAATATATGTCTCAAGCAATTTCCCAAGTCTGAAAAGTACGCACTAGCGTCTGACATCAAGCAATCTATGTACACGCTCCTTCGTCTCATCATCGCGGCCAACAAACGTTATTACAAAAAGACAACACTCCAAGAAATCGACGTTGAACTTGATACCCTTAGAACTCTGATTCGTCTGTCAGCGGACAGCGAATTGAGATACCTAACGCTTAAGAAATACGAAAACTGGAGCAGAATGCTTAACGAGATAGGCAAGATGCTCGGTGGATGGATCAAGGCAATAAAGCAATAATTATACTTATGGGGAATGGACCATACTAAGCTCCCGATTCGTGGCGGCAACTGGAACAACGGTTCTAACGCTGGCGTGTTCAACTTGAACTTGAACAACCCTCGGTCGAATTCGAACACGAACATCGGGTTTCGCTCCGCTCTACCCTCAATTAGTCAGTAGTTAGTATCTTAAGGGATACTATCCAGTACCAGAGGACAAAGGGGTCCATTTCCCTTCCTAGCAACAAAGGAAGAAAATTTAATTGCCATGAAGGTCGCGAGTAGTCCGCGAAAGAGGCCACGCATGGCGCAAGCGAAAGGGCATAAAACATTGCATAAAATTCGCAGTTTGTACGATCAAATCTATGATTTCGGTAATTTGCATCAGGCTTACATTCACGCTCGAAAGGGTAAACGTTACCGCATCGAGGTCATGAAATTCACAAATCGCCTCGAGGAGAATTTGCTTAATATACAGAATGAACTAATCCAAAAAACATACACTGTCGGGAGGTACCGGGAATTCTTTGTCAACGAACCAAAGAAACGTCTTATTATGGCGCTGCCTTTCAAAGACCGGGTCGTTCAATGGGCTATTTACCAAGTTCTTAATCCTTATTTCGAAAAAGGGTTTATCCAGGACTCTTATGCATGTCGAGTTGATAAAGGAACGCATAGGGCCGTGAATAGGTTGCAATACTGGTTACGCTACATGCACCGACGACATGAGCGATTCTATGCGCTTAAACTAGATATCTCTAAGTATTTTTACCGAGTGGATCATAACGTACTCATGGGCATCCTGCGCAGACGCATTGGCGACGAGGATCTCCTTTGGTTGCTAGATGTTATTGTAAGGTGCGAGCATACGAAGTTTGGGATCCCACTAGGTGATCATCAATTCGATGCTGACCGGATCGGTGGAGTTGGAATGCCGATCGGTAACCTAACGAGCCAAATGTTTGCAAATCTATACTTAAATGAGTTAGACCAATACGCGAAGCAAACGCTTCACGTTAAACACTATCTGCGCTACATGGATGATGTCGTTGTACTTCATCAGGATAAAAAGTATCTCTGGGCTCTCATGGCTCAAATTAATGAGTTCGTAATGGATAGGCTCCATCTTCAGCTCAACAATAAAACCATGGTTCGTAAGGCATCGCAGGGAATTGAGTTTGTGGGGTTTCGCGTTTGGCCAACACACAAAAAGCTCAGAAAGAAGAGCGCTCTCAAAATGAAGCGCAGGTTGGGATATCTACAACGTGCTTATGCCAGAGGGGATGTCGAGTTACAGGAAGTAAACAACAGTCTTCAGTCTTACCTTGGCATTATGATGCACTGCGACAGCCATAATCTAAAGACAAAGTTAATGCAGTCTCTGACCTTTTTTAGAAAATAGGAAAGGGGGTTTTTGAATGCCCTTAGCAATAGCTCTATATTCAGCATATGACGACGTCACTGCGGCTGCAGATGAAACTAGGAGCCTTGATGATACTACCTCATGGAATGACGCATTAGATGGCAATCAGATCCTAAACTACTTACTTAATGTGGCCAACTCGACAGCTTATTATGAGGGCGGTGGGATATACGAAGGCCAGCCAGTGGATCTCTCTCCATGCGGAGAGGTACAGGCCGCAAAACTCACTTGGGCTCAGAGTGGTGGCGCTGGTACTAACGTCATTATTGAAACTGCTCTATCACCAGATGGCGGCTTGACCTGGAGCAACTGGCAGGCAGTGAATGTTCTTGATTCGAATATTCCGGGTATTACTGTCGGTATGGATCTAACCGGCTACAAACTGAAGTACCGGGCAAAGCTTAATACTACGAATCTTGCCGCAACGCCTAGTGTCAGTGAGATCAAGCTAACAGTCACTAGCCGGAAGATGTTCAGAGTGTTCTCAAGCGGTACTGTAAAAGCCAAAGCCGATATCGTCCCGACTGCAGTTGAGCAACTATAAACCCCGCGCCTAACGGGGCTATTTTTATGCATGGGAATCTTACGGGTAACGTAATGCGAAAGGATGGCGAAAAAATGAACGAGAAAGAACTTTGGTTTAGTTCAGTAATCGCAGCGGCCTGTACAGTCATGAGCGCGGCTCTAGGGGGTTGGGATATCGCACTGAAAGTCCTGATTGCCTTAATGGTTGCAGACTATATTACTGGCCTCTTAGGTGCGATAAAAACTAAAAGCGTGAGTAGCGATGTAATGTTCTGGGGCGGGATTCGCAAAGGAGCAATCCTTGCTGTGCTGATTATCGCCGTCTTACTTGACGAGCTAGTGGGAAATGCTGACCCGATCCTTCGAACGCTCGCAATTTACTTTTATGTTGCTCGCGAGGGTGTATCGCTGACAGAGAACTTAGGAATATTGGGAGTTCCATTGCCTCCGGAGATTAGCAAGGTGCTTTGTCAATTACAGAAGAAAAGTGAAAAAGAAAAATAGAGAAGAAAGGATATGTTTTTATGCCGATAGAAGAGTGGTCACCTTCTCCTAATTTTAGTAGCAGAGAAGGTAGAAAGATAATAGCCATAGTGAATCACATCACTGCAGGATCTTTCCCTGGTTGTTTATCGTGGATGCAGAACCCAGTGTCACAAGCAAGCGCGCATTATCTTGTTACAAAATCTGGTCGCATTATTCAAATGGTCAAGGAGGGAGACAAGGCTTGGCACGCTGGGGCGGTTAATAAACCGAGCTGGAGTCTCTACGATGGTACTAACCCAAACCTTTATACCCTGGGGATTGAACACGAAGGACAATCCGGAGACGTGATGCCTGAAGAACAATACCAGGCCACTCTATTTCTCCATAAGGGACTAACCGCAAAATATGGAATACCCATCGACACTGAACATATCATTGGGCATTACCGGATCGACAGTGTGAACCGCCCCAATTGTCCAGGCTCGGGATTCCCTTGGGGTAGGTTATTTAAGGATCTCAAGCCAGTAACGGTAATGTATCGGGTTATTTTAGACGGTAAGCAAACTATGGCGCTGGGATCTCAGGACGCTGCTATTGCTGAAGTTAAAAAAGTAGTTGATGCAGGTGGGGCTCAAAAAGGAACTGTGCAACGAAATACGGACGGTGCAAGCGTCTTTGACTACGCCAAGGCACAAACACCTACGCCAGTCCCCGCGACCCCCAGAACGCCCATTATGGGAGTTGAAACAATCACGATTGAACAATGTAAACAGTTCCTGCTCAAGCATAATCCAAACGCCCCGGACATCATTCCATTCTACGAGAAGCACGGGAAGGCACTAGGTATTCGATGGGGCTATGCCGTGGCTCAGATGATTAAAGAGACCGGCTATCTCCAGTTTGGTGGCGATGTAAAAACTGATCAGAACAATTATGCTGGAATTGGGGCCGTAGGAGGAGGAGCGGCTGGAGCATCGTTCTTGACTCCGGAAGCGGGGGTAATTGCACAGCTCCAACATCTATTTGCCTATGCATCCACGGATGATCTTGGTGATTACGCACAAATAGACCCACGCTTTCAACTAGTGAAGCGGGGGAGCTGCCCTAATTGGGAGGATCTCAATGGGCGTTGGGCGGTCCCGGGGAATGGTTACGGTGAAGAGATCGTCGAGATCTATAAAAAAATGACCACTGAAGTTGTGGTCATATCGGTTCCCACGGAAAGCGGCGCGGTGGCCCTGTTAAGAAAGATGCTGCAGCTTCTATTAGATTTCTTTAAGGGAGAAAAGTAACAAAAGGGAGGAAAATAAGAAATGAATATTTTATTGTCAAGCCTTCAAAATTATTGGGGGATCATCCTGTTCGTCATCGGCTTTGTGATTTTCTTGGTGACCCAGGGAAAAGCTAAGGCTACACAGATCATCTTATCGCTCATGCTCAGGGCCGAGAAGGAAGCAGAGGGTATGGTCCTAAAAAGTGGGGATGAGAAATTTATGTTCGTAGTCGATTATGGCTACCAACTCCTGCCAAGGAATGTACGTTTATTTATCACATATACAATGTTTGAAGACATGGCCAAAGTACTTTATGCGAGAGCAAAGAATTATTTATCAGGGCTAAATACTAATGGCGAGAATCAGAAGCCTCAACAGGAAGAGATTCAAGAGAGTAAGGTAACTGATCCGGGATAAAGAATACTTTGATAAGAAACTATCTCATAGAGCCCCACCGAAAGGTGGGGTTTTTTTTTGTTTGTATAAGTAACTCATCAATTAAATTACGGCTCTTTTCGTTTAATCTTTTTAAACCGGTCAGGTGCTGCGTCTGGGGCCGGTACTTCTTTGTAGTCGCCTTCCTCCAATACTAGCGGACCTGCTAGGCCTGCGTTTACTTTTACCCCGGTTACATTCCTTCCGAATACGTTAAAGTCCCCTGCAGCTACTACTTTACCTACACGGCCAGCGTAAGGGCCTTTTAATATTTTTACGTGCATCCCATGTTCCTCCTTTATGTAGTAGAATTTCCGCAGTCAAAATATATGTAAAGGGAAGCAATGCATAGCTTCCTCGAAGCGGGATCCCGCGACCTCCCCGGGTGGATCCGGATCATCGGTTTCGGCCACGCCCCAGGTGGCCATCGTCAGGCGGGTTAAACTACTTTGAAAGTTACTTCACGCCCTGGGTTTTCTTTAACCAGCAAGGCCTTCATATCAGTAACGGTCATATTATTGTCCAAGGCCGCCTGTATCACTTCGACCAACTTTTTTCCATCCAAGTAAGCCCAAATCTTTTTCCGTTTCATACATATCATCCTTTCTGCCGGGCTTAGCCGCCCGGTTTCGGCATATCCGTTTATTTCCCAAATGACTTTACAATTGCTTCAAGGATGCGTTGTTTGTCCTTGTTCAGGTAGAGCTTCAACCATAAGCTAACTGCCAAAGTCAGTTCGATGTTCTGCTCGGATTGATAAAATAGCTGGTAAACAAGCGGCTTCGGGTCTGCTTTTATTTCTGCCGCGCTCGGAAGTGCAAAGTAATGGTCTATCCCGTATTGCGTTAACATTTCGCCCAGTTTCTCGATAACATCATCCAATGCCGGTTCTCCCTCGGGAGTTTCATGAATCGGGATGCGTACATCGTAGAGTTTCATCTTTCTTCCTCCTCAGCTTTGATCTTGACTAGATAATGTGGTCAAGTAGATAATACCATGACTATATTATATAGTCAATACCAATTGACAATATTTTATAGTCATGGTACTTTATTTGTGAGGAGGGTATTATCTTGATTAAATCAAAACTTAAAGATATTGCAGACGCACGGGGATTATCCATAAGACAAATCGCCCGTGATATAGATTGCCACTTTGAGACCGTGCGGCGAATATACAATAATGATATGCAACAATATCCCAGAGAGGTTATTGACAAACTCTGCACCTACTTGGACGTGGGGGTAGGGGAGTTACTGGAACATAAAAAAGACGCCGAATAAACTTACGGCGTCTTAATGGCTCTCGGAAATCTGAGGGCTATTTGTTTTCGGCTAATAGAATTTGTTTCAATACTAATCCCGCCAACAGATCAATTCCGCTCTGCGGATCAGGATGGGGGATGGTATTGACAGTAATGTTAACTCTGATTTCTTTAGATCTACGCGGAAACTTAGTCACTCCCATGTAATTACCTCACTTTTTAATCATTTGGCCGCATTTAATCTCAGCTTTTGTTTACTTGGCGGCTCCAACATCTTGGCCATGAAGGGTCTAGTTGTTTCCAAATTAGCACGAATAATATTAATCGCGTGATAAAGCGGCATCTTAGTTACATCTCCAACGGTATAAGGCTCGAGGAAGTGGCGAAGACTCTTATAGGTTTTTTCCGAACTCCGATAAATGTGAAAATGTGGTCCTGCGCTTAGGATAATCTCTGCTAACTCCGGGGGGATCTGCTCCCAGCTATGAAAGAGCCAGCAGTACTTTACCCTAAACTTCCGACTTTCGACTGCCGCAGCCGTCCACAGTTTGGCGCTGCGTAAGTACTGGTGAGGCTCATCCATGACGATAAAAAATGGAAACTGTTTTTCCTCGGGTCGTAGTCTCATAGCAATATCAATCTTAGTGCTTATCAGGTTTATGAGCAGGTCTTTAGCTAGGGGATCAAAAGTGTCGTCGGGAATGTCTATGATAACTATTTTTGGTTGTTGCATTAACTCCCAGAAGTCTAGGCCGTCGTCGCATTCCATACACTCTGCGAGGTATTGATCTCTGAATATGACAGCCATTCTGTTATATATTGGGGCTAGAATTCCGCGTTTGCGATCATTAGTATACAGACCGAACTCGGTAAGAGTAGTCTTATTTATCCCGTCTGTCATGGTTTTTATGCACTCTTCACGGTAGTCATCATTCTCAAAGATCTTAAGTATTTCGCCTAACTTTCGAGTTCGCATTGCTACGACTGCAGCAAAAAGGAATCGTTCTGTTTGCATCTCTGTACCCTCCATGCTGAAGAACGCAAGGATAGTATTCGCAAGGCGAGTTGTCATATGCTCAGTATGGAAGCTCTCACGCCAGTCTAAGCCTATCTTTACCTTAGAAAGGTCTATGTGTATATATTTATCAGGAGTTAACACGGACATAATCTCGCGTCCTAGCTCGCGTTTAGCAGGGTCAATAGTAACCGCCCCAAAGCCGTGATTCACCGCCTCTACAGCCGTATTTGCGGCCTGACCTTTAGTTTTACCACAGCCCATACCGCCTATAATAATATCTGGCAAACACAGTTCCTCATAATTACTGATCGGTTTGTAGACGGGCACCTGTTCTTTCTTAAGTTCTGCATAACCTAATGCTATACCATCACCTGATACACTTGCAGGAGGGCCATCTTGACGTAGCTTGATAGTTTCTAGCTGGTCAGCGTAGTCATCCTGTAACCCTGGTCCAGGGATCTGTGCGAGTTTCCCCAACTCACTTGCACTCATGATATTAGTATCCATTTCTAAGAGGCTCCCTAGTTTTAATCTGTGTCGGTTGATCTCGCAAAGAATACGGACAGTAGCCCGTGTGCTTATATCAACCTTTTCGAGTTCATTATCTCCGGCCACATCGATGAACGAATTAGCCAGAGCTCTGGATGTTATTTCCCGCCGGTTATCGTCTGTGCTGTGACTGGCCACCCTAATACGAGTGCTGAATGTCGGTTCGTTGCGCTTGCTCGTCGTGGATCGATGCAGAGTTCCTTCGATGAGTATTTCGCGCTTATCAAGGTCCATTTGTTTTGCCTGAGGTTTATCATCCTCGTTATGTCCTAAGAAAGACAAAACTAATCCCCCAAACTGCTGAAATATGCTCTCGAGAGTTGTTCCTGCCGATAGTAATGCCTTACGCTTTGAGATAGTCCTTCGCTGAGGAGTTTTTCCCTGGGAGAATTGCTTATGGGCCTG